TCATTCTCTTGATCCGAGATCTGCTGTCCGCAACTCCCGCAGTTTACCGATGATCTGATTCAAAAGTTCAACACGCTGTGTCCGTTCATCTGAGTACCGATTGATCTTTTCCAGTCTCATCATATCTTGCCGAACATCTTCTGCGACATAGTACATTGCCAGCGCAGAATGTTTTCCAAATTCTTGAAGAGCGTCTGTGTTGGCGGCCTGAACACAAGCCCCCGCCGCACGAATGTACCCTTCATAGATCTCACGATCGTGCTGCTGTTTTTCTATCTTGTCCTGATGTTCGTATTCCAGTTGTCTCATTTTTTCTGCGTGTTTGTTGTTCAGATATGTCGTTGCTACCGGAGATACAACGGCTCCAATAATAGCCACGATCGCTGCAATTTCAGAAAAATCCATTTTCATCGCCTTCCTTCTGCCCCAGTATACCGCAGAAGCAACCCCACATCAAGGCGGTCATGCCACCGCATACAAAATAAGATCATTCCGAATTTTCCATTGTATTTTACAGCGTCCGGCGCTATACTCATTGCATAAGATACTTCCTGTGCATCCGCAAGGGTACACCGCACTGCCTTCGGGAGCAGTGTGGGAGTATCTTTTTTATAATAAAAACGGAGAGACATAATCATGACGGAAACGATTCCTTGCCCAGTATGCGGCAAGACCCATGTTGCAGAACGTGACATCTGTGATGTCTGTGGTTGGGAAAATGACCCTGTGCAGCTTTTCGAGCCCAACCTTCCCGGCGGTGCAAACGAAATGAGTTTGCAACAAGCTAAAATGTGATATCACCTTATCAAAAACCGAACTACTATGTGCACAGGCGATATGATTAAAGTAAGATTTATCGAAAAAGACGATCCTATTGCATTGCGCAATGGAAAGATTTACGATGCCCGCGTATTAAAGCCCACAAAAAAGGAACGCATTGGTACGGCATCGTAGATGAAATACATGAAGAATACGCCTATCCACCGCAACTGTTTGAAATAATTTCCGAATGAGGAGAAGCCAATAGCCAAAGATGATAATGAAACTGTTTGACCATGTGAAAATCAAATCCAGTGGCGTTACTGGCATTATTGTTGATGTCCTCAATGGTCATTTCACAGTGGAGGTCGATGAGGAACGCAAGCCTGGTGACACCAGCGGCTATCCGGGGCGGTGGCCACTGTACACCTGTTCAGCCTCCGAATTGGAACTGCTGGACTGAATCTGATTTTCTAAACCACGATGCACACGCACCGTGGTTTTTGTTTGCCCATTTTTAAGCACGATGCAGTTTTGTACCGTTCTTTTATTGCGCCGTCTTTTGCGCCACTAAATAAAGCAATTTCCAGATAAACAGGGGTAATCAAGGCATATCCGCTCACTTTCCCATCCCCTTCCACACAAACAAAAACCCCCGAAAACCGGCTTCACAAGCCAACTTTCGGGGGTTTCTCTTTGGAGCTACTGACCTGATTCGAACAGGCGACCTGCTCATTACGAGTGAGCTGCTCTACCAGCTGAGCCACAGTAGCACATTGCACATCTGCTGCAACAGGCAATATTTTACCATATTTCCGCAGTGCTGTCAAGGCCGGATTTCCTGTAAGCTGGGCTCGGAAGTCAACCATTAAATTCTACAAAAATTCAGAGAGATTTCTGTTCATTTTGAAACAATACAAATAGGCCGTCAAGGTTTCACTTTTCTTGCAGCCAACCTTTGAGCTATTCAGTTCGCCGTATTTTCTTTATCACCACGCTTTCTTTCTGGGTGTGGTGTTGCACTTTTCTTACATGGCTATGCCAAGTTCATTCAAACACTGTTGGAACATGATTGCGCTACTCTTATACCCGAAGATTTTCCGTGGGTACTCATTGATCCACTTCTCTGTCGCTGCTAACTGTTCTTTGGAAACCTTTGAGAAGTCCGTACCTTTCGGGTGCTTCCTGCGAATCATGCCGTTGACGTGTTCATTGCTGCCGCGCTCCCATGAAGAATAGGGATGGCAGAAGTAAACCTTTGTCCGCGGGATGGTCTTGTTGATGCACGACCGTTCCAGCATATCCGCCGCCGCAAATTCTGTGCCATTGTCAAACGTGATGCTCTTGAAGATCAGCCGGAACTTCCTTGCGCCCAGCTTCCTTTCCAGCGCGTCAACCGCTTTCACAATGGTTTCTGCCTTGCGGTTCGGAACTCCTATTATAATCTCGTTGCGCGTCTTGCGCTCCGTCATGGTGAAGAGTGCGCAGGTCGTCTTAATCTGACCTTTGCCGCTATACACCGTGTCGCCCTCCCAGTGTCCGAACTCCTGCCGGTCATTCACTTCCGGGGGCCGCTGTTCGATGCTCTCCCCCGCCGGGGCGCGGGCGGCTTCTTTCTTGCAGACTTTCTTATATGCCTGCTTGTGCTTCCCGTGCCGGGGCAGTTCTTCTTGAGTAAGATTCAGGAACAAGCCTTTCTTTATATAGTGGTATACCGTCTGTACAGAAACGCTCGTCTTGAACTGCTTTCCCTCCTGCTGCGCATACCCGAACACCGCCGCAGGGCTGCACTCTTTATTCAGGATCGTGGTTTCGATGTAGTTTGCAAGCTCGTGATCCTTGCCGATTTTCAGGGCTGGGCCTTTGTCCCGCAGGTGCGCTTGGTATTTCTGCTCCGCAATGTCCGGGCTGTACGCGCTCACAAGCTCCCATGTGTCGCCAATCAACCGCTGATACTCCCCGCGGTGCAGCTCATTGTACACCGTGGAGATATGCACCCGCAATTTGCTGGCAATGTCCTTGGGCTTCATGCCCTCGTTCAGCCACTTCTCGATCCGAAGCCGGTCTGTCCATGTTAGATGTTTGAATCTTCGCACGTTGTTTTTCCTCCTTTCTTTGTCGCATTGTTTCGCATTTCAAATGTAACCGACTTTCGGCGTTTTGTCAACTGGGCGACCGCAGGGCAACAAAAAAATCCCCGCCAGCGATCCGGTTAGGATCACCAGCGGGGATGTGGTTCAGCTCAGTCGTCCCGGATGGGGAGTGCCTTTGCTCTCGTATACAATTCAGTTCCGGTTCCGTTACCTCCCAGAGCATGATAACTCTTATAGAGGTATTCAATATTCTTCAAACCGGGCAGGTCGATGTACCCTTTCTCGATGTAATGGGTACACGCCTGATACAGCCGGTCGTGGAGAATTGCCAGCAGACCGTTTTTGATTGCCTTGTTTTCCTCTTTCTGTGCCTTGATCTTCTTGGAGAGATTACGGTATGCAGCGGTCAGACCTGCCGCCACGATGCCGAAAAGCCATTGCGCCCAGTATTTGACGATAAATTCCAGCATCGTTTACTCCTTGCGATTCTTGTTGTCCTCCCCCACGTTACCGAAGTGGGCCACAGTAGTGGTTTCTGCGGATTTCTTTTCCATGTAATCTTCGAGCTTCTTCTTGGTGAAGTTGAACACGATCTGCACGATCCAGTCCAGCGTCCGCTCATTGATCGCCCAGTCCAGCCAGTCGGGGGTATACCCACGCAGTACGGCAATGACGTGGGCTTTCTTTTCCGCGCCTGCGCCGCTGCCGAACTTTTCCTCCGCATTGACGATCCACTTGTACACCGTCTTTGCTACCGCAAGGCCATAGCCCAGACGCACCGCTGCCAGTGCCGTCACCACAAGACCAACCACCATGAAGATGCAGGCCAGCCATTCAGGGAACGCCATCAAAAAAACTTTCAGAATGTTCTCCATATTGTTGTTTTCCTCCTACTCTCAGCCCACCCAGCGGCTCTTTGCCGCACGGGTGTCGATATGTACCCAACCAGCAGGGCGACCGTTCTTCACAGGGTAACGCCCAATGCCGCCGGTGTTTTTCAGCAGCGTTTCCGCGTAGGCCGCGACCGTTTCCACATCCACGCCCTGAACCCGAATATCCGCCGCCATGCCGTAGCAATGCTGGCTGTACGTTGCTCCCTTCACCGCCTTGTTGTGGGCGGCGGTGCGATATGCGCTGGTGATTGTCACCGGCTTTCCGAAATGATCCCGGATGTTCTGCAACAGCTTCACCAGTGCGTCGTCAATAAAGATGGGGTCCGTCCCATCCTTACAGCGAAATTCCTTCACTGCAAAGTTTGCGGACAGCTTCTTGCTTCCGTTCTTTGCAAGCGAATAGGCTTTAATTGCCATTTTCAACCTCTCCTTTCCGGCTCAACGCCTTACCACAGCCGCCCGCGCAGCACTCAGCGTACAACACGGCAAACTCTCCGCGCTCTGCGGTCGTATCCACTCCCGCCGCTTCCAGTTTGTCAAGCAGCGTTTCGCACAGATCGGGCCACTTTCTTTCCATTGTTCTTTCCTTTCCAGATTATTTCATCTGGGTCAGGCTTTCCGTACTTCCGCATTGCGTTAAGATAAATCTGGTTCAGCCGCCACCGCAGGCTCTCGCTCTCCGTGTGTTCCAGCAGCCCCTTAATACTGGCAACACGGCGTTTGAACGCATCTTCATCCATCTGCCCGGAAGCGTAAAGCTCCGATATTCTCTTGACTTCCCGCTTCAACCGTCCCACCGTGCTTTTGCGCAGTTTCATGTAGGCAGGCCAAATCCGCACACCTACGAACTCCACGCCCATCCACACCGGTCGGATGCAGGTCTTGTCATTCAAGTCAAGTTCCAACTCTTCATGCAGGAATGCTTCGATCTTCGCTTTCCACTCGTGCAAGGTTTCCTTGCTCTCTCCAAGAATCACAATGTCGTCCATGTACCGGATATAGTAATGTATCTTCAAGACGTGCTTGCAATACTGGCCAAGTTCGTTCATGTAAATATTGGCGAAGAGTTGAGAAGTGAGATTGCCTATCGGCATCCCCACATCGTACAACCATTCCTCCGGCGGGGTATCTTGCGGGGCTTTGCCGCGGGGCAACCCGAACGGCTCTGCTCTGCTGTTTACCACACTTCCGAGGAACTTCATCAACTCCGGGTCTTTGATACGCTTTGCCAAAATTTTCAGCAGCTTCGCATGGTTTACCCGGTAGAAGAACTTGCTTATATCCAGTTTCAGGTAGTACCATCCCGGCCCCGGTTTCCGGTCTACTTGCCGCATCCAGTATTGTAACCGTGCTGCGGCCTTGTGGCTTCCCTTGCCTTTGCGACAAGCATAGGAGTCCTCAATAAATAGCCGGTCATAAATCGGGTTGAGGTATTGGTACAGTGACCATTGCACGATCCGGTCAGAATATGGCAAGGCCATCACTAACCGTTTCTTCGGCACAGACACCCACAGTTTCCGGTATGGGCCGAGCGGACAGTCCACGGCGATCATCTGCTCTTGAATCTGAAACAGATTGTGTTCCAGATTTGCAGTAAACGCCAGCACTTCCGCCCGGTATCGTTTGCCCTTGCGGGCTGAGTGGTCAGCTTCTACGAGGTATTCAAACTCGCAGATCACATTCCACGCATTTTGAATCGTGTTTATTTCGTTTGGCATTTCTGCCCTCAATTCCACCGCGCCGCGCGTAGCGTTTCCGTTTTCGCGGCAATACATATTTTTTCCGGTCGTGCTGACCGGAACGGAAACGGATTCCTTTAGACCCACACACCGACTGCAACCCGTAGATCACAGCCCCCATATCCGGCGTGGAATCCCGCCGAACAAAAATGTTCTTGTGGTGTAAAGCGGAACGGCCCCCGTTGTTCGTCCACGAATTAGAGCGCGGATTGTTGAGGTTCAAATTGAACACACCGGCACTCTCGCCATTGTTCCAGTTGCCGCCGCGGATCGGACACGCCGTAAATAACCCGTTCCCGTATGAAAACGGCAGACTTTAGAGCGAAGCAATGTAGCCGCCCAACAGCCTGCCTATTTCATCGTTGAATTTCGCCCACGTTGCATATTGGTGCATCGTCAAGGGCGGCGGGTACTTGCCCCCGTGTAAATCTTTACTCGCCGCCAGCCGGACAAACTTTCTCAATACAGCCAGCTCCACGTCCAGATTTTGCGTGGTGGTCTTTTTGAAATATCTCCGGTCTATCTCAACGCTGTATCGGAGAATCGCCAACATACTTCTGCGAAGTTCATCGGCCAGCTCACGGTCTTTCCGAGGAAAGCTCATTGTGAGCGGATAGCCGTAGTCAACCATTTCTCCGATCTTCTCCGCCAAATGGAACGGTTCAGGCTTTTTCTTTTTGTCTCCCTGCTGGGGCGGCACTTCGGCTTCTGCGTTCGGCACAGTCAACACCTCCAAAAATCAGCGCGGCGGGCCGCTGGCCCACCGCGCTTTATGTTCTATTTTTGCTTTGGTCTGCGCTACCGCGCAGCCCGTCAGCTTATCAGGCTTCAGCGGGCAGCTTTACAAAAGCGGAACGGCCCCCGTAGGCCGTCCACGAACCAGAGCGCGGAACGGCGAGGTTCAAATTGAACACACCGGCACTCTCGCCATCGCCCCAGTAGCCGCCGCGGACCGGACACCGCTCGTCAGCGGCATTGTTCGCCCAGAAGTTGTCGTTGCCGTAGTTTGTATCAATACCCTCACCAGTCAGGCCGGTGTCCGGCATCAGGGCAAGGGACATAAGGATCAGCTTTGCGGCATCGCCCACGCTGGATGCAGCAGTAGTATTCTTGAACAGCGCACCATGGCTCTCGTCCTTGGAATCGCTGATCGTGGTATCCCACTCCCAGTGACCGCCGGTATAGTTCAGCTTGACGGTTCCGGTGGTCGTGCCGTTTCCGTCAGGAGCGACCAGAGAGCCATCGCTTGCCTTGATTGCCCGCCATGCGCTGCTGGATGCGCCGTTGCTCACGCTGTTGTCGGCGGCGTTGTTGTTGGGGATGATCTGCAACTCGCCCTTGACCAAACGCAGACCGATGCACCACTCCCAAATATTACCGTTCATGTCCCAGATGCCGTCCATGCGCCCGTTGTGGCTCCACGTCAGCGGGCCAGTGCCGGTGCGGACACGGGCAGTCTTGCCGTTGTCCTGCACACCGGGAACAGGGATTGCTTCGTAGTAGGTTTCGGAGCTGTCCTTGCCGTAGTTGTTATTGCCTTTCGGCTCACAACCGTGCTTGTGACACCACAGTGCGACCGCCGCCCACTCTGCATTGCTGATCTCGTGCCAGCCCGCGCCCTTGGCGTTGGTCTGGGTCACGAACCAGTCAAGCGGATGGGACACGGTGGGATCTTCTGCGGGCAGGCTGTATGCGCGGCCAGTGTCGGTGCAAGTGCTCTGATACTTGCCAACCCAGAAGCCGTCAATCTCCTTGCCGTTCACGATGAACGCCGGGTGGGTTTCGGTGCTCTGGGTGGACAGCACATCGCACAGGCGGAACTTCGGGATAAACACATGGATGGACGGCATTTCCTTGTCGTCAAAGAGCAGGTCATTGGTGGGGAATGCAGTCTGCACCGCAAGGCGGGTAGCATCAAAGTTAGTTGCCATAGTCTTTTCCTCCCTTACAGAATGTCAAAATCTTCGATAGACCACAGGCGCAGAGTCACGTCGTCGGTGTTCAGCGGCTTGGCCTTGCGCTCGATGTGGGTCTTGGTGGCGGCATCTTCCGCCGGGGTGTCCTCCGCTGCTTCGGTTTCGCCCTCCACAGCTTCGGTCATGGTGGCGTTTTCGGCTTCGCCCTCAACCTCCACGTCCTCATACTCGATTGCGGGGATTTCCACCTCCGCAACATAGAAGCGGCTGTCACTGCCGTCGATCAGCAGATTGCCCTCGGCATCGCCGGTGATGGTCTTGGTCACAGGGTAGTCACGCTGGTACTTGGCAAGGTTCATGGTCAGAGTGCCGTCCGCGAAGTCCAGCTTCGTGCCGCGCAGCTCGTACTCGATCTTGCGGCCCTCGTTCAGTTCGATAACATTCATCAGTTCATACCTCCCGTTACTCTCACAACGACCACGACGGTCTGAGCAGAGCCGTCATGTTTCAGCTTGAAACCGTTGGTCAGCTTGCCGGACACGGTAATGTCCCCCAGCCGACCGCCGGTGTAGCTCTTAACGTACACGTTCACGCCGTAGTTGGCGTTCTTGCGGGTCTTGGTCAGTGCCACGCTGACCTCGTTGACCCCGAACGGCCACTTGCTGCCGTTTTTCAGCGTGACCTCTTTGACCTCTGCGGCCACCTCCGGTTCCAGCGCAGACAAGCGGCTGTTCTGCTGGGTGTCGGTGTTTTTCATGCTGGCAATGTCCGTGGTATGGCTACCGGTGGTCTTTTCCAGCGCGGCCAGCCGGGTGTCCTGCTGGCTGTTCAGGGTCTTAATGCTGGCAATGTCGGTGTCGTGGCTGTTGCTGGACGTTTCCAGCACACCCAGACGGCGACCGAACCAGAGCAGCATAATGTGGATGATGTTCGCCGCCATGTTGGAATCAGAAATGCCAACCTCCATACGGTTGAACTGATCCTGTTCCAGCAATGTACCCTGCTGGATAACCTTGCCGTCCTGATCCTCAACATGGTTGCGCCAAAAGGTTCTCTTAAACATCAGCATTTTCTTCTATCCCTCCTTGCTCAGAAAGTCTTTTCCAGTTCTGCGTTTGCTTCCGCCAGCCGCATCACTTCGGGTTCGACCTCGATCAGCGGGAACGTGAAGCGCAGCAGACCGGCGTTGATGCTGTCACGGGACAGGCTCACGCTCTGGCTCCCGGCCAGCACACCGTTGTTGTCGTAGACGCGCACACCGGTGATCGTGTCCTTTGCGCCGGAACTCGGTGCATTGACATAGACCACCACGGCAGTCCCGGCAATCTCCTTGCTGTTGATCTCGCCGTCAACCCAAGTGCTCTTGTTGAGCTGGTACTGGAAGCGAGTAACCGCCCGCAGCAGTTCAGCGCGGCGGTTGTTCAGAAAATTATCCGTAAAAAACGCCATCCTCTTTCTCCTTTCTCTGCAAAAGAAAAAGCCCTTGCGGGCTGTTGCAGCTTGTTACAGGTAGGTCTTACCGCAGACACGCGGCGTGATCTTGAACGCTTCGACTTTCACCTGACCGCCCGCCGTGGCCGCTGCGCTGGTTCCCAGCGTTGCCGTGCTCGGCTTTGTGCCGGTGGTCGAATCGCCCGCTTCTCCCGGACTCCCCGTGAATGCTTCCACTCTAGTTTCAGAGTAGAGCGGCATATTGGCATTGTAGCCCTTTGTGCTGGTAACGGGCAGGTCGCCGGTCACGCCGCTGCCAGTTTCCGCCGGGGTGATGGAGTAGCCATCCACCGCCGGGGTTGTTTGCAGCTCTTGTCCTGCGCTCCAACCTTTCGTTGCCACCTCCGGGATCGTACCGGTGATCTTCGGGAACGCAAGGAACGCTTCGGCGTTCGCCGTTGCGTC